GGGGTCAACACCGGAACTGGTACCAACAATGTTCCCAAAGGGGTCAACTCTGGGACTGGTACCAACAATGTTCCCAAAGGGGTCAACTCTGGGACTGGTACCAACAATGTTCCCAAAGGGGTCAACACCGGGAGTGGTAACAAGTTGGTAAATGCACTCATGGGTCCTAACAAGGTGAACACCGGAAGTGGTAACAAGTTGGTAAATGCACTCGTGGGTCCTAACAGGGTAAACTCTGGAACTGGTACCAACAATGGTGGTAACAAGGTCAACACCGGAAATGGCCCTAATCGCGATGTCGCTATCGTAGCCAATAAACTTCTTACCGAAATTAATAAAGATATCGCGAAGGAACTGCGAACCAATACAACTAATAATGGAATCGTTGTAAAAGATGTTACTAACGGTATCATAAATCATTTAGTGAAACGGGATATCACAAACTCCATTAATAAATCTAATAGGGGTGCAGTAGTGACATCTAATAAGAAGAACGTAAACGTGAACACTAATAACATGAATACTGAAACCAAAAACTTATTCAACAGTGTCAATAAAGCTACTACACTCACAGATCTTAGAAAGGTATTTCTCAAGGGTAGTCTAAAGCTTCACCCAAACAAAGGGGGGGATGAAGCCTCTTTTAAGTTGTTTATGAATGCTCATAATAGGCGAAAATCGGTCTTAAATACAACTAACAACAAGAGTAATGTTAACTCCCTAGCCAACCAAATCATGACAGAAATTAACAAAGATGTTGTCAAAGAAGTCGAAACGAAATCAATTACCAACAACAAGGCTGTGTCTACCAACAACAAGGCTGTGTCTACCAACAACAAGGCTGATATCAAGTTTCTAGCCGATAAAATTTATAACGAAATTAGTACCGATATTAAAAAACGAGTTAAAAGTGGAATACGTCGGGGTGGACGCGCAGCTGAACCCATTTACAACAATAATTCTAACTCAAACAATAACAAGAACAGTAACAATAACAAGAACAAGAACAAAATGACAATTGTAAATAACCCCACGTTTAACTCAAACAATGCGAACAACTTTAAGAATGCGTCAAACAATGCGTTTAAGGTTAACAATGGTGAAATTTCAGCCGAATCTCTCACCAATTCGACAGTTATAAATGATATTCCCGAAGAGGTTGGGCGTCAAGAGAATAACGTGCGTAACATCATCAAGAATTTCAACTCGGACCGGAACAATCTTAAAAATAAAATTACAAAGGAATTGAACTTGCGACCAAATAACGATGGTGTGTTCCAAGAAAGGAAGGGTTTAACAAAGAGTAGGATAGGTGTTTGGGCTAAAGAATTGAGAGCAGCGGAGACAAGTGAAAATTTAAAAAGTATTGGGAATAAGTTGAATGAAAAGACTTCACTTCGTAAAAATATTGAAAACAAATACACTAAAATGGGATTAACCAAAGTTGAGAAAATGAATCACCGAAGAAAGGTGGTACAATTCAAAAATGATGTTGATGCGAGACGTAAGCTTATAGAAATTCAGGTGAAGAATAAGAACAATAACAATAACACAAACTCTGTAGTATCTAACTACAACTCGAATGCAAATTCGAATGAATCCAAGAAGAAGATGAAATATGGCTCACGTGAGAATTTTATAAATGCTAAAAAGGTTGAACTCCAAGAATTGGCAAAGAATACAAGTACAAACTTTGGTAGAAATATCGATCGCGTGAAAAATCGAACAAACGTCACAAAACTTCGTGGGAGAATCGAAGGAGCTGTTCGTAGAGATGAAGCCTTGAAGAAAGTGAATAATCGACCACGCTCGGAACGTCGGGTCGACAACAAAGCTGTATTAAAAAACCTGAAGAAGAAAGTAAAGAAAAATAACCCCGGATTTAGCCCAGCGAAAGTAAACGCGGAAGCTAGACGATTGAGAAACCTAAGTAAACAGTAATTTTTAAGAAAGTATCTTAAAATGAATCATCCCGACGACGACTGTACCGTGATTACCGACATGCCTCTCAGCGACGAGGTTGCCGATTTCATCGAAAAGAGTCTTCATGAAGAAGATGATGTGAAAGACTGGTGTGATAACCACCTCGAAGATGTTGTGGCTATATACGAAAAGCACGGACATTCGTATATGTCATACAAGGATGCGGAAATGGTGTTATTATTTGCGGAAACGTTATACGGGAATAAGATTTCAGACGCGCGTGACAAGTTATCTCTCTTTGTGGCGTGTCAAGACTAAAGTGATGATAGTTTAAAGAAATAATATGCCTTTAAGTTAATGAATGATTGTGATGTATGTTGTGAAAAACTAAATAAAATAAATCATAAAAAAGTTGAATGCCCTTTTTGTGATTTAATATGTTGTCGCTCATGTTCTCAAAGGTATATTCTTTCATCATTTGAAGACCCCCATTGCATGGGGTGTAAGACTTTATGGAATCGCGAATTTATTGATTCATTTTGTACGAAATATTTTCGAAATACAAAACTAAAGAAACACCGGGAAAATGTTCTATTTGAACGCGAAAAAGCTCTTATGCCACAGAGTCAGAAGGAAGTGGAGAGAATCCTTTCTATACGAAAACTCCGAAGGGAAGCTAGGAATTTACGTATTGCGTTACTAGATGCATATCATAAATATGAATTATCTTTTCCTATTACTAGTCAGAATATAATCAATTTCCCAGAAGTATTGGCATTTCATCATAATTTAGAAACTATATATATTCAACTGGAACGATTAAGGAATATGGGTGAATTATATATCGATGAACCAACGAAATTCATACGTAAATGTCCTCAAGAGGAATGTAAAGGATTCTTAAATGAAGAATATTTTTGTGGTCTATGTCAAAATAACTTTTGTAATGAGTGTAATGAGATGTTAAAAGAGGGGCACGTATGTGATCCACAAGTTGTAAAGACAATGAAGTTATTAAATAAAGATAGTAAATCATGTCCAAAATGTGGAACTGTTATACACAAAACAAGTGGTTGTTCTCAGATGTGGTGTATTAACTGTCATACAGCTTTCGATTGGCGTTCGGGTGAAATTGTCACTGGGCGTATCCATAATCCCCATTTTATAGAATTTAAGAAGAAAGGTGGTGTAAGTCGGGAACACGGTGATATACCGTGTGGGGGTATACCAACCTACCGTGAACTTAGAGAAGTTCAAGCTTCCAATGGCATATTAAACTTGGCAACTGGTGTATATTATGCAGACAGGGAACAAATGTTTATGGACGTGGAACCTGTTAACAACTTGAATGAGCGCGTCGCTTATATGTTGAATGAACTCGGGGAAAAAGAATTCAAAATATTTCTACAGCGACAGGAAAAATACAAAGATAAATCGAGAGATTTGTCACATATATTCGAAATGTTGACACATTCCGGTGGTGATATTCTTAGACAATTCATTCTTGAACCAGATCGTGAAACAGAATTCGTAGACATCTTAGAGAAATTATTTAACTATGGAAATGAAGTATTTGCAACAATTCGTGAAAGATATAAATGTGTTACCCCCAGAAATTTTTATTTGTAAAGAATAAGATGAAGGGTAAGTTAAATTTAGTTATATTGATTTTACTTGTTTTATACTTGTTACCACGGTATCCCAATCCAACGGTGATAGAAAACTTTATATCAGAGTCTGAGAGACGTCACATCATAAACAAAGCTAGTAGTAAACTTGAGACATCTACTATATCTACTAGTAAAACAGTAGATGAGAAAATTCGTAAAAGTGAAACTGCTTGGATAGGGAGAGAGGATGACATTGTTCGCGGTATTATGGAACGGTGTCTAAAGTACACGGATCGACCAATTCGTAATTGTGAGAAACTTCAGGTTGTCAGATATAAACCCGGGGGTCATTACAAACCCCATCAAGATGCATTCAAAGGTGATGAAAATATGAGAATGTATACATTTATTCTAGCACTAAATGATGGGTACGAAGGTGGTGAAACCGTATTCCCAAAACTAAACAAATCTTATAAACTCAAAGCTGGTGATGCATTGTTTTTTGACACTCTTGACAATTATAACTTCTTGACATCCAAGGCTTTACATGGAGGGAAACCTGTAAAGTCTGGTGATAAATGGATATGTAATCTATGGGTAAGGAAGTACCCATACACTATTTAAATTCCTGCTTTGTTCCACCATCGTAAATATTTACGAGACCTGAATCAATCATTTTATCATTTACGGATTTAGTATCACTTCTTTTTCTATACACGGTAACTAGGGTTCGACCATATTTATCATTCTTTTTACAGTCGATCCATACCCACCCCTTCACCTTAGTATTACATATCAATGGATTCCACCATTGATGTGGTGTAGA